GCTTCAAGGCTCCGCAAGTGCATCAGCCGCAGCGGCTCTAGCGTCAGAACAAGCTGCTTTAGCCAGCGAGAACGCAGCGCAAACCTCAGAAACCAATGCCGCCGCAAGTGCAGCAGCAGCCCTAGTCAGCAAGAACGCAGCCGCCAATAGCGCAGCTTCAGCTAACTCAGACGCATCAGCCGCCTCGATTTCAGCTACAGCCTCGCAAACAGCAGCGACATCATCTTCTGCAAATGCCGCTTTGACATCTGCCGATGCCACGCAAACAGCCGCAGATCGTGTTCAGACCGGCCTAGACCGTGTTGCCACCAGTGCCGATGCCGTCCAGACAGCAGCAGATCGTGTTCAGACCGGATTGGACGTAACGTCATCAGGTGCTTCAGCCGCAGCAGCTTTGAGCAGCCGGAACGCAGCGGCGACTTCTGAGACTAACTCAGCAGCTTCAGCCGCATCCTCATCTGCGGATGCCGCAGCCACAGCCGCAGACCGTGTGCAAACCGGCCTTGATGCCGCTTCTACAGCCGCCGATACCATCGCTACAGCAGCAGATAGGGTACAAACTGGCTTAGACGCCACAGCATCAGCTAACTCAGCGTCAGCCGCCAATACAAGCGCATCAGCAGCCTCTGCATCTCAGGTGTCAGCAGCAGCCAGCGCAGCTTCAGCAGCAGCGGTCTTTAACGACTTCGAGGACAGATACTATGGCCCTCACGCATCAGACAGCGCAGCGCAAACACACGTTACTGGTCTAGGGCTGACGGTTGACCAAGGCGACTTGTACTTCAACTCTACAGCCAATGAGATGCGGGTTTACGATGGTGGCTCTTGGGTTGCCGCAAGTTCCGCTGGTGGTGCATCTCTGATTAACTACCATTACACAGCTACAGCATCTCAGACTGCTTTCAGTGGCTCTGACGACAACAGCAATACACTTAGCTACACAGTAGACAATCTGATTGTCACAAAGAACGGTATCGTTCTTGAGGATGGAACGGATTATACCGCCACAGACGGCTCGACCATTACACTCGCAGTAGCAGCCGCTGCCGGTGATGAAATCAATGTAGTAGCGTTCAAGTCATTCACGACTGCTGACATGGTCTCAGCGACTAATGGTGGGGCTTTCCAAGGCAACGTGGATTTCGCTGCTGGCATCGATGTAACTGGAAACGTAACGGTAACAGGTACTGTTGATGGACGTGATGTAGCTACAGACGGCACAAAGCTAGACGGTATCGAAGCACTAGCAGATGTAACCGATGCAACCAATGTAGCAGCCGCTGGTGCAGCTATGCTAACTGGTGCGAATTTTACAGGAAACGTGGATGTCACTGGAACAGCAACCGTTGACCAATTAAACTTAGATAACGTGGGTGGGTTTGGAAACTTTGATAGTAAAGCCACAATATCAACTGAAGCCGCGTTTGCTGGTAGCGATACCGATTTTCGCGTTAAGACAACGGCTGGAAATGTAAACCACTTTGTCGTTCAAGCAACGACAGGCAACGTGGGCATTGGGACTGCTTCACCATCATATAAACTACATTCGACTACATCAGGCGGTTCGGATTACGCTGGTTATTTTTATAATACAGCAGGCTCTGGCAACGGAACATCTTTAGTCGCAAGGGGCGGCGCAAACAACGCCACACCAAACTTCCAAGTTCAAGACTACAGCGGTAACGCTGATTTTACAGTTACTGGTGCTGGCAACGTGGGGATTGGGACTAGCTCACCATTAAGAAAGCTGGAAATAAGTGGTGCCGGAACAGAAATGTCTATGGTGGACACAAACCAAGGCACAGACAGAAAAACAATGAACTGGTTTATGTCTGGGGACAAAGCGTATTGGCGTCTGATGAATGATGCCCAAAGTGCTGGTGGTGGGGCAATTCAGCTTGATTGGGATGGCAACCTTATTGCTAGCAATTATGTCCATGGTGGAGCTGGAACTGTTGTCCAAACTAGAGTTGCAGAAACGAGAACACTAACCTCACTTAATACAACAAGTTTTGCTGAATTTGGTTCAAACTTTAGGGTTTCAATAACGCCTAAATACAGCAACAGCATTATGCTGGTTGAGGTGTCTTTTCCCTGTAACCCTGATGGGGCGGCAAACCTCCTGATGCTGGCAAAGCCGGTAAAGTTTGTAGGTGGTGGTGGCGCACAGGATTTGTCGGCTCTTGGTAATTCAAATGGTTCAGCCAATCGGATGGCTGGGGGTGGTGGTTTTAGAAGCAATAATGGTTATGACACCAATGACCAAAACATCGTTACCTTCATGGGCTACGATATACCAAATTCAACAGCCTCACACCAATATGGATTTCATTACAAGTGCGAAGGCTCACAGACAACCCGTATTAACCATTCAGCAGGGTCAAACAGCGCATGGGGTTATACTGCGCCAACAATTATCCGTGTTACTGAGATTAAGGTTTAGGAGATTATAATGGGTTATATGTTTATGCCAGAAGCCTTAACAGAACTTGGGTTACGAGGAAGGCTTACTGGTTATCCAGACACACAAGAAGAGTTTGAATCTAGTTTCGAAATAGAGGTTGGTGAAGAATTAAAGCCATTCTCATTCTCAGACCACTCTGTAACTTGGCAACAAATTGTTGATAAATCTATTGAAATAGAAACTGCAAGGCCGATGCTAATGTTACGAGAAGAGCGTGACAGACGGTTGGTAGCATCCGATTGGATGGTTCTTCCCGACCGCACACCTTCACAGGCACAGTTGGATTACCGTCAAGAACTGCGTGACATCACAAACACCTACACATCAGTCGATGATGTCGTATGGCCTACTAAGCCGGAGTAACCCAACATGACAAAAGCTAACGACCTCGCGTCACTGCTGGACGCCAACGGTGATGTTGTGTCTAGCGCATTGGACAACGTACCGCCATCAAACGATGCGTCTGCGCTGTCTACAGGCACACTACCGGACGGACGGTTTCCTGCTGTCTTACCAGCGGTATCCGGTGCAAACCTGACTGGTATTCCGACACCGACCCTGACTAGCTTAGGCATAGACAACCACGACCAAGTGACCGTGACTGCTGGCGGCGCAGTGAGTGCCACTAGCTTTGCTGGAGATGGCTCTAGTCTCACTGGTATCCAAGCTGGGGCAGGGTACTTCGATGGGAACAACGGTGCGACTGGTGACACCACAAATGGCAAGGGTGACATCTTCCGTGTTCACTCTCAGACACTCAGTTCAAATGTAACCATAGGCTCGACAGACAACGCTTTGGCTGTTGGCCCTCTAACGATTGACAGTAGCACTACGCTGACCGTCAACGGAAATCTGACGGTGGCGTAAATGGCTAGTATTCTCAATGTAGACCAAATCAATAATGCGGCGGGTACGTCTGCTGTCACGATTGACCCAAGCACAGGTCACGCAACTTTTCCGAATGGGATGACACTGCCAGCGGGTAGTGTTCTTCAGGTTGTTCAATCTACTTACAGCAATCAACAAACATCGACTTCTGCATCGTGGAGTAACACGGGCTTTACCGGAACTATCACTCCTACAAGTGCCACAAGTAAGGTTTTAGCGTTATGCCAAATTCCTCTCATGTCTTACAAATCCGGCGGCTATGAATGTATTGGTTTCGGGCGTTTGTATAGAGATGCAAGCAACTACAGCGGTTCTATTGTAGTAAACGGATACGACTACGGTGGAAGTGGTCTGATTATAAACCATACTGCCGCCTTAAACTGGTTGGACGCACCAGCAACAACAAGTGCAATAACTTATACGTTCCAGTTGTGGCACCAAGCAGGATCTGAAACTCGACTTATTTATCAAGATGCTGATGCAAGTATGATTTTGATGGAGATTGCACAATGAGTACGCTCTATGTCGATACCATTAACGAGAAGACCAGCGGCAACGGTGTGCAGATTGCGGGTCATGTGGTTCAGGTTGTAAATTCACTGCTAACCGGAGGTGTCAGTAATTCTTCAGGAAGTTATGCCGACACTGGCTTAACAGCTTCTATTACACCAACTAGCTCTTCTAATAAAATACTTGTGCTGGTCAACCTAACAAGTTTGGAAAGTAACACGGCTTCTGAAGGCGGTAATGTTAAGTTAGTTAGGGATGCAACAGACTTATCTGAGTGGGGTAGGTTTATGGGCTATACAAGAGTCTATATGACTAACCATCCATCAATTAGTTATTTAGATTCCCCAGCGACCACATCTAGCACGACATACAAAGTGCAGTTTGTAAGAGGACAGGGTAGTGGCACATTAAACTTAAATGCTAACACGGCCACATCATCTATGACCCTAATGGAGATTGCACAATGACGAGCATATTGAAAGTCTCCGAAATCCAAGACCCAACGAACAGCAACACCGCGCTGACGATTGATAGTGCTGGGCGTGTGTTGATGCCAGAAGTACCTCGGTTTAAGTCACTCATAACCACAAACACCTCTGTACCTGCTACTAGCACAAAAATGCCTATTCGTAATGACTATGGTGGAGCAAGTGTAAATTACGCAACTAGAACCGGCACAAATTATGGGGGTGGTTTTGACAATACTAACAATAAGTATGTCGTGCCAGTAACAGGTTTGTGGCAGTTGAATGCACAGTTTAGTTACTACAACAATAATACACCAGCAAGAGAGACTGAATTGCAGATTTGGGTAGACGGTTCGGTTCAATATGACTTGGTTTGGGTTGGAAGTCACAACGATGGGAATAGTTATCCAGACTATGATGGGACAAGTGGAGCAGGGATTGCTTACTTAACCGCTGGTCAGGAACTTGAACTTTATGTTTACGCGACAGAGAGCGTAACTGCGTTTGGTTATACCGGTTTATCTGGTGTATTAATAGGATAGGAGTAAACAAAATGGCATCAATATCACAAGCCCTAACTGAGTTAGGCATTACCGAATGGGTACTCCGTGGCGAACCTACCACTGAGGCAGAGTTCAACGAAATGTTCCGCAAAGTCACTGGCGCAGACGCTAACGGTTCAGCAATCGAAAGCAGCAACGTAGCTGACTGGGGAACAACATGGTCTGAGGTCAACGCAAAGGCAGCAGAACTTCGCACAGCAGAGCCACTAAAGCTGCTTCGTGCAGAGCGTGACCGTCTTATCGCAGCGACAGACTGGTGGGCGTCTAGCGACCTAACGATGTCAGCAGAACGCACTGCGTATCGGCAAGCACTGCGTGACATCACAGCAAGCTACCAGTCTCTCGATACTGTCGTCTGGCCTACTAAGCCCTAATGAAACTAGAGCAGTCTGTAACCCCAGAACTTCGTGTCGCCATCGAGTTAGAAGCGCATGAAAAGGAGTGTGCCATCCGGTATGCTTCTGTCGAAGACAAACTATCTGGCTTGGACAAGCGTCTATGGCGTTTGGAAGCTATGATTATGGGGTCAACGGTTGTCATCGTTGGCCTTGCTGCATCCTTACTAATGAAACTCTAAC